CTTGTGTACCTTGAATTCCTTGTACACCTTGCTCGCCTTGTAGACCCTGCGCGCCTTGAGTTCCTTGTATACCTTGATTACCATTTGCTCCCTGCGCGCCTTGTGTACCACTAGTACCACTAGTACCACTAGAACCTTGAACACCCTGAAGACCTTGACTGCCAGCTGCTGCAAATAATGCCCATTCGCTTGGATCATTTGCAGGATCAGTATATACATTAGTAGTTGTTACTAAACTGATGTAAGTATTATTATTTAAAGGAGATACTGCAACAGTTTGAGCGACATAGGAGCTTTGTATCCAGGTACCAATAAAGTTTAAGACGGTACCTTGTGCTCCTTGAACGCCTTGCGCGCCATCATTACCTTGAACGCCTTGTTCACCTTGAATACCTTGAGCGCCTTGAGTGCCTGCGCCAGTTGCTCCTTGCGTACCTTGAGTTCCACCAAAGCCTTGAACGCCTTGAAAACCCTGAATACCCATTTCACCAGCGATAACGGCATCAACCCATTGCGACGAGTTGCCGTCGTTATAAAATATACGCAGTTGACCAACCGTATTATCCCACCAAAGATTTCCATCAACTGGTGAGAGTGGAACTGTTGGAGAAATAATGACTGCAGGTCCTTCAGTACCTTGAACACCTTGGACACCTTGATAACCTTGAAGACCAGCAGTTCCTTGAATACCTTGTTGTCCTTCAGTACCTTGAACACCATCATTACCAGTAAGACCGACGTCGCCTTGAGTGCCTTGTGACCCTTGAATTCCTTGTCTTCCTTGTGTACCCTGAGTACCTTGAATCCCTTGTTGACCTTGGGCACCTTGAACTCCTTGAGTTCCTTGAACACCTTGGATACCTTGCTCGCCTTGAGTGCCTTGTGCACCTTGAGCGCCTTGTATTCCTTGAACACCCTGCTCTCCTTGTAAACCTTGTGTGCCTTGTCTGCCCTGAATACCTTGGCTACCTTGAGTGCCATCGGCGCCTTGATATCCACTCGTACCTTGAATACCCTGTGCACCTTGTACTCCTTGGGTTCCAGAAGTACCATTGATACCTTGAATACCTTGAGAACCTTGCGAACCAGTAGTACCTTGACTACCTACTATCTGACCTACATCGGAGAATCCAGCGACTGGTCCAGTTACAGTATAAACCCAAAGATGACCTGTATCATCAGCTATCCAAGCATCACCTAAAACTGGAGGTGGAGTAATAGCGCTAAAGTTTTCTACAGTGGCACTAGTTACACTGCCTTTAATTGAGATAGACTGACCATCTTTACCTTGGATACCTTGAAGACCCTGAATGCCTTGTATACCTTGAGAACCTTGGGCGCCATTAACTCCTTGATAGCCAGAAGTACCTTGAGTACCTTGCGCGCCATTTATTCCTTGATAACCTGCGGCACCTTGCGCACCTTGAGTTCCATTGATTCCTTGATAACCACTCGCGCCTTGAGTTCCTTGCAACCCATCGGATCCTTGATAACCGCTAGATCCTTGTACGCCTTGAGCTCCTTTGGCACCTTGAATACCATTGGTGCCATTTACGCCCTGCGCACCTTGTAAATTTAATATCCCTACCGCACCATTTGCGTTCTTATAGTATAAAACGCCATCCGCATAATTGAGCGCTAATTCACCATACGACAAGTCCCCACCACCGGGAATTTTCCCAGGTATAGACGATTTCTTAAAAAGGATATTTGTTCCTTTAGTTGACATATGGTGAGTAAAAACTCAATCAAAAAGCAGATAAAAATCCACTTTATAGATGTGATTCAGTTAAGAGAGTTAAGATGTATTAAAATGAGCCGCCATCGACGATTGTGTGTTGGTTGTTTGCTAAAACTGTTGCTATCCATTTCTGTCTAGTACCATCATAAATTAAAAGTGCGCCATCCTCTGCTCCTGCTAAATCTACATCAATCAATGATGATAAAGAACGAAGATTGCCTAAAGTGATTGTTCTAGCTTGAACAATAATCTGTCCAGAGATCGTAGAACGAATTCTTTGCTGAGGAGTGATTTTTGCAGTTATGTTAGCCATGTTATTACCAAACAACTATGACTACGCCAGCAGAGCCATCGCCGCCGTCGATTGAGCTTTCTCCTCCTCCACCGCCGCCTGCTCCTACGTTTGCAATGATTGCATTTAAACCGCCTGAGAATTGATTTCCGCCATTGCCTGCACCAATATTACCTTGACCCGCGATTGCTCCACGACCTGCACCGCCACCTCCGCCAGATCCATACATGACGTTCACTCCTGAAATTTGACTTTCATAACCAAGTCCTCCACCGCCTGCGCCGTTGCCATCGACTGAGCCTCCTCCTCCTACGGCACCACCGCCACCACCGCCACCAGGTCCAACCGCTCCTCCACCGTAATTGTAACCGAGTCCGCCTCCCTCGCCTTGTGCGTCTGTGCCTAAGCCAGAACTACCTGTTGAGTAAGCTCCTCCACCACAACCACCATTGCCAGCAGTTGCATGAGCGGATCCAGGCCCTGATCCACCGAATCCACCACCTAGAGCGACTAAAGTGCCGAACGAAGAATTTCCACCGGCCGTACCCACTGCGCCGTATGCAGAAGCGCCTGAACCGCCTGAACCTACTATGACTGGTATACTTGAATTAGGAATGACCGCAAAGGTTTGATGACCGACATCAAAGTTTCGAATAACTCCGCCTCCGCCTCCTCCACCACCTGCCCAATTACCACCGCCTCCGCCTCCTCCTACAACTAAAACATTTACTGCATTTACATTTGAAGGCACCGTCCACGATCCACTCGCCGTAAATACCTGCATTCCATGAGAGTTGTCAGGTAATGTAATACGTGGATCTACATCAACTTGTCCTTCCACCACACGAGTGACTAAGTTATCGATACTTATGATTTCTACATCGTAAAGATAACGACCTGCCTTCATCGTGGCTGTTTGCGAGTGTGTTAATGAGATCTGTATATTACCACTCGTAGGATCTGGTATAGAAGTAGTAAAAACGATTGAATTTCTAGAAGTATACGTCTTTCTTATTTGACCACGAGCGGTGAAACCTGTTAAATCCAAGGTTAAACCGTCTACACCTTGCACTCCTATGACAGCTGAGAAGTCTGAACCCTGATCAATAGATATGTTAGCGTAGATAGCCATTAGTGGTAATAATGACTATTTATATGATAAACTATCTATAAAATTTAAAAACCTAGATGTTTTGATCTTATAAATTTTAAGTCAAAAGTAGTATAAGATATAGGAAATTCAGTGTTTTTATCTCTAAATGGACTCTGGGAAGGTGCACAAAGCCTCCATCCTTCAGTCCATTTTTGTGTCATATACTCAAAATTAGTAAGATTTACTTGATGTAATTGATCGTGCAGTTTACTATCACTCTTTGCAGTCTGCCTACCATGAGTATGGTAATCTTGTTTATTACCATCTCCATGCAAGTAATTCCCTTGTAAGGACATGATCCTACGAATAGGTTTTACTAGGAATCGCATGAAATAGTCAGCATCCTCGTTATAAGCAGGATATAGATTTTCATCAAATAAACCATAGTTCATTATGACGTGATCTCGGATAAGAAATAAGTCCCAACTACCGATGCCATGATCTCCCTCGTGCGCGTGAATCATACCCACCATGGGTTCACGAAGAGTGGCTAAATGCATCTCGGCTAAGAGCCCAGGCGTGAACGCAACGTCATCATTCATGATGATCCAGTAAGGAGCTTTGATATACGACTTGATCATCAAGTTCCAAGACGCGGGTACTCCTAAATTACACGCCATGTGAAGGACACGAATCTTTCCAATAAATTTATGAGGCACCGCTGCAATCTCATCCAGTTCTTTATCGATTATGCCACGACCATTATTGTTAATGATCAAGAACTCTTTCACTGGATGATCCACACTTTCAATGAGCCTCTTGACCCACTTAGTGTTATTTACCACTGCGGTGCCTAACATCGGTATTGGTTCAAAGACGTGTGTAGTATCCATAAATTGAGAAAGAGATGTCTTCTTACCATAGTTCTGCCACCACTTCGTTGCAGACTTTTCAGAGATATCATTATATTCCTTTACCTTTTTTTGACCTGCAATAAACGTACTTGAGAAAGTATTCTTCTCAGTAAAGATAGGGAATGTGTATACGTGAGGTTCTGCTGGGAAATAAATCAAGTTCTCCACGATAGGCAAAGCCCTTGGATCTCCAAACACATTCAGTACAAACTGATTGTTTACGTAATAATGATCTAGTAAGAACTTAGCGTAATCTCTTGTTAAGAGATAAGCAGTCACTGACCAATTGTTAGTAATGCGTGGACGAAACTTTACTTCCTCAATGTCGTGCGGCTTGATTAATGCCAACTGCATACACTTCCATCCTTTAGGCAAAGCCTCAACCATCTCTGACCATAAGAAACTCCAATACTCACAGTTATCGAGATTGACATCATCTTCCAAGAATAATGCGGTATCACTATCAGATGTTTCTAACCAAGTCTTAATCATCTGAATATGACCCATCGAACACGCCACATCTCCAGAGGATAAAGCATCAAAATAAGAACCACGAACTAATGGATTATTCTTCAGATCAGTCTTGCGACCGTCGAAGCCTAGAATCATAGTCGTATTCTTTATAAAATACTTGTCAAATTGATCTTGTATGCACTTTTGACGCTCGGTCTCACCCGCGAGTGAGAGATAATAAATTGGAGGAACACCTTTCAAAGGATTCATAATAATATACTAGTATATATTAGAGATATTGATCTACATTCTGCTTCATAAACTTTAAGTTGTTTATGGCAGCATTCTTATGAGTTGCGTCTAATTTATATTGAGTTAATAAAATCTTTAATAAGTCGCGAGATTCTTCACAAAGACCTACCCACCAAGCGCTGATTGCCTTTTCAAAGATCATGCCATATTTGCCAGGGTACTCAACATTGGTTCGTAAGGGCGCTAAATTAAAGTCGCAATGATTTTCTCCAATCGTAGCGAGCGTATAGCAGTTTACCCAACCCTCAACGGTGCTGTCTCTCTCCCACCAGCGAGCTAATAAGAAATACGCCTCTGGGCGCTTTGGAAGTACAGTGATCGCTCTTTGCAGCAATCCACGAACTGATAAGCCGCGCGTACCTTGTCGTAAGAAACAAAGTGCTGCTTTAACTAAAGCTTCATACTGAAGTAATGGATCTGGTGCGCGTTCCGCAGTACGGATATAATATGACACCGCTGAAGCAGTTTGATTCAAGCGATCGTAATATAGTGCGAGTGCAAAGTTTGACTCGGCGTCATTAGGATTATCTATAAACTTATAGAGTAGATTTTCAATTTCAGATTTAATAGGATTCATTGGTTCGTATATCCAACAGTTTTCAGAGATCTTAAAGTTAGGAATGAGTTCTTTGACTGCCTTATATACACCGCCGAACTCAGGATTATCAGGATAGCAATCGTGCCCAGCTATTACACCAGTTTTCTTTAGTTTTGGTAGCCAAGCCTTTATATCATTCTTTACGTCCTCGTATTCGTGTGAGGCATCAATAAAGATAAAGTCTAATGTGTTGTCAGCAAATTGTTGTGCAGCTTGTACTGAAGTCAACCGGAGTGGTTTGTACTTACCATCCACAGGACTCATGTTCTTAATAAAGATGTGGTAAAGATCTTTTAGTTCATCCTTATTTGCTTCTTGGTGTTCAATCGAGCCTTGCCAAGTATCAACACACATGAACTCAATCTGTTTATCATTATTAATGATCTCAGTGGCCATATAAGCCGCTGATCTACCTTTCCAAGAACCAATCTCTACAAACTTACTGCCATCTGGGAACTTGCGTACCATCTCTGCGTATAACTCAGGGAATGTGAACCAGTTCTCACCAAACTGCGGTTGGTCATAGAAATGCTTAATCTTGACAGGTAAGAGGTAATCTTGCACTAAAGGTAATTCAAAGATTTTTTGTGGTAACTTTGATGTAGGATAATACTTTAATACGTGATCCTCGCGACCTAACGGATCGGTTGATCCATCCTTTGCCTTATAAGAATCCATGAAATCAACGATCTTCGTTTTATCAGACCCACCGCCGACGGCACCAGCGATGAAGTCGCCATGATCTGCTAATGACTTTATCTTTGTTTGCATGCGCGCTGCATTACCCATCCAACTAAAGTGCCAACCAGCTTTCTCAATAACACCATTGTCTATTAAATAAGTATCAGTAAAGCTAATGTCATTCTTGCCTCGTGTGTATGATTCGCGGATCTGACTTAAAGAATATTTTTCTACATGCTTTCTTAAGCACATGAATGGTGCGTTCCAATCACGAGCGTTACCACTCTTATCTACCACCTGAAGGTCTGCGCGGCAATTCAAGTAAGCCATTGGTATACGAATGATACGATCTGGATATCTTAAAGCAGACTCGGCATAATACTTCACTGAGACTGGATTCATGATCTCGTCACAGTCACTTATGATAGCGACTGTGTTATTATCATTTAAGAAGCTGCGTGCAGCATCGCGTTGAGCGTTCTCACGCCTCCAATTGCTTAATCCTTTGTCGCTTGGTAATTTAACTTTAATAAGCTTGATCTTATCTAAAGGTATACCAAGTTCTTTCAAGGTATCAACGCAGGTCATTGGCTTAGGATCGCCAGTATGAGTGACGTCACCTTCACAAATGATGAACTCGTCTACTACGTCTTTTAATAAATTGTAACGTAGTTGTAAGAGTTCTTTTTCGTTATAATATGGAAAACAATCAATTATTTTCATTTATAAAATCCATTATGACTTTGATAGGACAACGAAGTATATATGCGGCATTATCTTGGAAGCCAAAAGTAATTAAGACGTCCGACTCATTATAATGACACATGCCGATAGCAAACTCGACATGCGCGTGCATGAAGAAGAAATCCTTTGATGACTTTACTATATTCCACTTATCGTCCCAAATGATAAAGCGATGGTGATATACTGCATCTTTTCTACCTACTTCAGACTTAAATAAGTCAACCTCATGAGTAATCGCCATGTGATAGCCATTGCCCATAGGTATAAGCTGTGTACCGCCACGAAGATCTCTACGCACTTTAGGATCCGTGTCTTGCATCACGACTGTCGTAGAAGTTCTAGTGTCAAGATTTGCCCTAACTACTTCTGTAGGAGTACACCACTTAATAAAGTGATAAGGCATGTCAAGAATAGGCATCCAATTCTTTTCACAGTAAGCGTTTGGATCTTTTGGTGTAGGAATACGAAAGCGTGATACTTCCTTGACTGCATCAGGAGTGACTACGATCTCGGAGAGTTCCATACGACCTTGGCCATTCGTAGTTGTATCACGGCGAACTCCAGCGATATAAAGCTTTCCTTCCCAACGCATTAAGCGAACGTCCTCACAACCAATAAACTCCCACTTTGGCTCATACGTATCTCCAAAGCTCATATCGATCTTATTGTAACGAGTGATGTTTAACTGGTCGTCCATCTCACAGTACCAGTTAGTCGTACGTAGCTTTAAGTCATTCTCAGGGTGTAAGTACGTCAATGGACCCCAAGGATGTAAGAATACCTTATTCTCTGAATGATAGAAGGTATAATTTACATGACGGATGTTTACAAGAATCTTTCCGTTATCATTTAGAACGGAAGGATTCATGAGACCAGTACCGCCAGTGAGTTCCGAAGGAATAATCAGGGGCTTGATTGAACCACCTGCTTGAATTGCAGCTTTTACGAAATTATTCATAGTATATTATAATAAAGTAGTGTCTTATACGAGTACATTACTATATATTCACTTCCTTATAAGAAGTAAATTACGAAATAAACTTTTTTTATCAATTAAGCGATCTTTGGATCGATCGGTATCTTTGGCTCAAGTATAGGACGCCCGTTATGATCTGTCCAATCAGTATCAATGATATGAGGATCATTACGTTCACCTACGACCATCCAATTAACCGTAGAAGTTGCATTACTGTCTTGACAGCTAATCGTCAAAGTACTTCCAGATACTGAACCTCTTACTCCTGACCAATCGGTCTGATTTGTCACAAACACTTGACAGTTTTTACAAAGCGCCGCAAATGTACCACTAGTCATTCCAAAGTGTGAATCGATATTGACCGATGTCGTTCCTGCAGAAAGAACTGCAGTTCCACGATAGATCAAGTCACAGTATGGACCTTCAATAAATGAGTGATAGAGATAATTAGTCTTGGACAGCGCTGGTAATGGATGATTGATCTTAAATGAACCAGACGCCTTTGATAAAGCACCGCCAAAACTTGCGTCTCCATTTCCGTATAACCAAGTCTTTGCGCCTTGACCATAAGATAAATCAGTTAATCCAAGACCATAATTAGTACTACCACCTTGATTATATCCATTCGTGTAAATTACTGCAGGTCCTACGATACCGGATTGTAGCCAAGCTAAGCCTCCACTCGTCAAACTTACTGAAGAACCGCCACCGCTACTCGTAAGATTCACCGTATCAAAGGTAGGAGCACTCGTCGTATTTAATAATTGATTTGCGCTTGGGCCAGCGGTTCCTTGAGTACCTTGAGTACCAGTTCCAGTTGTACCTTGAGAGCCAGTGATGCCTTGTCTACCTTGAGTACCCTGAGTGCCTGCACCTATCGCACCTTGAGTACCTTGAGTACCAGCCGCGCTTGTTCCTTGAGCGCCTTGAGTGCCTGAACCAGTTGTACCTTGGATACCTTGAGCTCCTTGCGTACCTTGAGTTCCTGCACCTGCTGTGCCTTGCGTACCTTGAATGCCTTGAATACCTTGTACGCCTTGTGTACCACCGCCACCGCCGCCACTAATAGTTGCGCTTGAAACACTTAAAATTCTTCCTTTACCATCAACATTAATGACAGGTACAGTCGTGGTTGAACCGTACGTACCAATATTGCTATTTACTGACTGTAAAGTTAGAGCTACCGATCCAACATTAGTTGATCCATCGATGCTGAAACTACCTGTCGCATCTCCACCAGTAAAGGAAACCGTCCTTGAGCTCGCCCAATTAGAAGCAGATGACGCATTTCCTACAAGATTTCCAGTGAATGTTGTGGCTTGGATAGAAGTAAGACCGCTCAATGAAGATGCAGTACCGCCTAAAGACACGTTCGTTGATCCAAGAGTCAGAGAACTATTTAATAGTTTTGAGTTAGCAATTGATCCAGCTAACATTGCACTGCTTACAGTGCTGGTATCGCCAGTTGTCACAAGAGTTCCAGTCGTGGCTGGAATCGTAATGACGGTGCCAGTTCCTGCAACAGCGGTAGGTACGAGTTGTATTGAACCTGAGGTTGAGCCAGGCAGTGTTACTGAGAGTATACCGTTTAACGCTAATGAGTTTGAAGCTCTTCCAAGAGCAACTCCAGTAGTACCTATGTAAGTCGTTGGTGCTGCAGCAGCTATTGCCGTTACGTGACCATAAGCATCTAAGGTCAAATTCTGAATTACATTACCGCCTGAGTTTGTGCTTGTTCCAGCTATTGCAGTGGTCGTGGCGTGTGAGATTGTGACTTGGCTTGGACCACTCGAAGGAGTGGTGATACTGATGCCAGGTGTCGCAGATACGGTCCCTGCGACTAATGTTATAGTATCATTATTGATTGTTGCAACCTGAGTTGTTTGTCCAGACACTGCCACATTCTTAAAGATATTCTGTGATGAACCTAGATCACTATTTGTGATTGTCACTGCTCCAGTTGAACCGCTTAATGAGATACCATTTCCGTGTCCTAAAGATAATACTCCAGTGTTTGCAATTGTTACCGCACCAGTCGCACCGCTAACACTGATACCAGTTCCTGCAACGTTTGATGTTACGCCTGCGTTACTTAAAGTTACTGTACCACCTAAAGACACTGCGCCACCGCCGCTTAAGCCGGTGCCTGCAGAAACCGTCAATGAGCTATTTGAAAGTACCGAATTTGGTACTCCTGAGAGACTAATCAGTAGATTATCTCCATACGTACCATCGTTGTTTGCAATAGTAGTTGTTACTCCGTTTGATCCACGGAATTTAAATGTATCTCCAGTTACATCGTTTGTTATTGGACTAGCAGTGTTAGTACCATCACTCATTACACCATAGTATGATTTTCCTGTAATAGAAGACCAAGCAGGCGTATAGTTTGTGCTTGTAAGAGTGGTTGTTCCTGAAACTGATAGATTTCCAACGATCGCTACATTTCCATTTGCGTCGATAGTAAAACGATTTGGAGTAGATGGATACGACGCAGTGTTCGTTAATGAGATGACTGGAGTTGTGGTGGTACCTGAAGCAGGAACTACTACTGGAGATCCCATACTGATAGATCCACCGGTACCAGCGGCCAAATAAAGACTACCAGATCCATTTACTGCAATCGTGTTACTCGTCGTGCCAATAGCTAAACCATCTGCCGTTATGCCTGCAGTGAATGTACCTACGCCAGTCACTCCTAAAGTTCCCGCAACAAGAACATCGCCTGTTGATGCATCAACCGTAAGTTGGCTCGAACCTACTGAGAAATTTCCAGTAGAACCAAGTATACCTTGTACACTAAGATTGTTTGCAAATGTCTTATTTCCATGAAATATAGATACTCCATCGGTAATCTGATTAATTGCCGTCTTTACGTCACTCGCAGAAGTAGTAAATGCCGAGGTGCCAATATATCCCATGATAGTATTAGCTGCACCGACCACCGAAGAACTAGAAGATATACCTGAAGCAAGAGTGGCTAAATCGCCTACGTTTGCACCAAGTTGATTGGTGTTTACTCTCCAAGCTTCGAAATTATCAGAACGATTTGTGACTATGAGTGACATATAGATTATGAGCTAGGTGTAGGTGTGATAGGAGCAGGATTTGCTTTTGCGAGAAGATCAGCTACTTGCTTTTTGAGTAAAGCCACATCAGCCTTTAATGCTGCAAGTTCTTCTTCTTTTTTCTTATGATGCTTTTTAAAGTGATGACGACGATGGTAATCAGTAGTATTTTTATTAATGATAGCCTTAGAAGCATCATCTCTTACGAGATGAGGATGACTTTGAACTTTTTGTACTATTGGTGTAGCCATGACGTTTATATATTATTATTAATATTATTAAGATAGTGCTATCGCTCTGAAGTTCTTAATCGTTGGAACTTGTGAGGAGTTTTGTGAATAGAATACTACTTTTATAGCAAAGGAGCTAAAGTAAACAGCAGAATTTGCATTCACCGAAGCTTGAATATCTGCAGCATTCACGGTGTATGTTACCTCTTTATATACATTAGGATCATCAGATACTGGTATTGATTTATCTGGATTTGCGAGAGTCCAAGGTATTGAATCAAATGAGGTGTCTAATTGCGAAGGATTTGGAATCTTAAAGTATACTGAGATGTATGAGCCGGAAGGCTGATTTACTCCCATGATGATCGTCAAGCTTTCAGCTGGATTATCTAGAGTAATCTGTTTTGTTAGATACTTTGATAATGCTGATCCGCCGATAGCTGAACTATCTGGAAGATATCCAGTAACATAGTTATAGCCAACAGGAGCTGGATTTGTATTAGATGGATTATCGATACGATGAGCTACTGTCACCAATGACGCTCTATCGAGATCAATGATTGGGGAGATATTATTCCTCTTCGTAGTCATTGCTGCCTTTAGATAGAAGCTATATCCATTACGGTCTGATACATTTCCAACTTCAGCAGTTGATAAGATCGTCTGAGGATACTTCATAAAGGTATTATCGTTTTCCTTTACTGGTACGTAATCTGAAAGCACATAAGGAGTTTCAGATCCAGCTAGCGACTTACCAGAAGTCAATTTTGCAGACCAATTAATGTTTGTATCAGGCATCACGATGTCTTGGATGATTGGATCCATTACATCGATTGTCTTATTTTCAGTAGCTAGTATTGCAGAACCGCCAGCTCTTCCTTTAGTGGTAGCTGAAGCGGTGGTCTGTACCGTATAGCTATCAATCTCTACTGAAGTTACTGTTAGAGTTTTATTTAATTGAGTTATTGGGATGCCATTAACTGCACTTCCGCTGTTTGCTACAACTCCACTAAGAACTACACTGGATCCTACAAACATACCATGATTTGAATGATATACCCGAACGATGTTAGAAGAGTTTGTAAAATATAATGGATCCGCAATTAATGCAGCCGTTGGTAATGGACATTCATTTAATACTACAGAACCACCGTCCATGCTAAATGCAGCTCTACGGATTAAGAACTTAATGTCTGAAGTCTGACTTGGAGTCCAAGTTGAAGAGTTCTGTGACTCAAATAATACGCCTGCATAAGGTTGTTCAGTGATACGGAATGTAGTATTAGTTACATCGTAGTTACCTAATTCAGAGATCCAGACTTTATAAAGATTTGAATTTGAATGAAGTACAAATGCGTACTCTACTCCTTGAAGTAACATTACTGGCGCGCTGAACTTAAATGTAGTAGCTGTGGCGGCGTAAGATGATACATTTATTGAAGAAGCAGGTAGAGTTACTGTTGAGAATGGTAAGATCTTCTCAGTCGGAGAACCATTTTCCATCGTCACAATGCTTAAAGTGACTGGAAGTGAAGGATCTTTTGCTTGAAAGTAAATATCGATTGAAGTGGCCATTATGCCGCCTTGCATATCTACAAGGAAGCTTTGTGCTAATGGATCAAGATAGTAGACTTGATTGCTCACACCAGGTTGAATGATTGCCATTCCGCCGCCACCACCCACGGCTATTGGAGCTACCAGAGTAGGACCTCCTACCGTAACTGGAGTTGTTGGTAGTGTTGTTGAAGTTCCGTCTCCGAGGGTTGCACCTGGGACTGACACTCCACCCACACCGCTAGGAAGCACTGGACCAACAAACGTGGAAGGAGCGCTTGAGCTCGTAGGTGTTGTTAAAGCAGGTCCAGTAATCGTTAATGTGAATGGAGCAGTCGTACCTTGAGTTGGTGCTGGATAGCTTGGCGCGACTGTATTTGTAACTGCATTACTTGTTGTTTGAGAACTAGTTACATTTGTCAATACTCTCGTATCAGTTACTTGTGTTGTATTGACCTTTGGTACTTGTGTTGAAACTATTAAGTTTGAAACAGTATCAAGCAATCCTTGAGCGGCGTATGACGCTTCAGCAGAAGTTGTAACAAGATCTGAGGTATTTGTAACTGAATCGCAGAGACGGAATATACGAGTACCAGTCTTAAACTGATAAACTCCATTGTTAGGAATCAAGAAAGCACCAAATACGTCGCCAGCGCTATCAGTTATTAAATCTGAAGGTCCAGTGATTGCAGTATTACCGCTCGCTGCAGTAATTGGTCTAGAACCAATTGCTGTTCCAGAAACTAAAGAAGAAGTAGTAAGATTGCTGTACTGCAGTGTTATCCAATAGTTATATTTGTCAGTATAAGTAGTTCCACCAGTTGGAGTCAATTGTCTGCAATAGCTCGTCACTGGAGTTGAATCAAAGAAAGGATACAACTTGGTATTTGGCTTTAAGCCCGTGCCCCAGAAGAAAATAATACGCGAACGAATGAATGGGATGACACTCACGTCAACTACAGTATTACCATAACTTTGTTTATTTACAGTAGAAGATAGTGAAGTCTGTGTACCGGTCCTTGTCTGATTTGTCGTATTGGTTGTAGTGACTGTTGTCGTATTTGCATACTGTTTTAAGAGTAATGCTTCAGTTCCAGTTAATCCGAATGAATCCGAGATAGAAGTAGAAGTGACACCGCTCCAAGTAGTCTGCCAATCATTCCATACGGTTCCTAAAGCTGCAGAAGAACTGATCTGTGCAGCCAAACTATCATAAGCACCATTGTCATTAATGACTACGTCTGGAGCTTGAACGGTATCTTTCCAATCGTCGCTCGCAGGAGAAATTTGAAGAGTACCGGTCCAATTGAATACATCAAATGGATTTACATTTAAAGTATTTGAAGCATAAGGCTGCTTAATATAATCAGTCTCATAGTACTGGATCGTGAGTAGAGGACCAGTCTTCATTATTCCAGTTGATAATGATGAGTTATATTGTAACTTTACATTATCTTGGAAGAAGCTTGGACGGCAAACGCCTGCTGCATTCTCAATGGAGACGCTATAATCAGGATTTGATACGTTACCTACGCTAGATCCAGTAAAGGAATCCACTACAAATCCGTGTTGATAGTAAGGTGTTCCAGTCGCAGGATCAATTATTTGAGTCGCTGCTGTGCTATTTTCAAGCAGTGAGAGCGCTGTGTAATACTCTACGTTCTTTAAACGACTATCGATAGAACCGATGTCTCGCATCGTGTATCTACGATTGTCTATCATTGTAGGTAATACGTCCTTTGCATTAAATGTATAAGGATTTATTCTAACGGTATAAAGTATCATCGATCCGTCTGGATCTAATGGAGCGACTGGTTTATCTGCTGATACACCTTGGGTAATCGCAAAGTTACCTTTCTTATCTACATATATCTTGTCGATACGCGGTAAGTAATAATGGATATCAAATACTACAGCCGTATTAGGAACGATTGTTGCACCTACAGAAGCTCCAGCGCCAGTAAATTCGCCTGAAAGATCTTTTGTTGGACGAAAATCAAGAACATCTCTCAGCTGTAATAATCCCTGAGACGATTGAAAAGAAGGAATATTTACGTAATCGATTACACCGGTGTATGAATCGACCGAGAAGTAGTCACCCGCTCCATGTTGTAGATAACTATAAACCACTAAGAGTCTACCAGTTGGTGCAGATTGTCCTGGTATTAATTGAATCCTTGCGACATCATAGAAGTTATCACGTTGGCCATTGTCTACATAATAACGGTTTGTAACATCAGTATCAGATGTGGTTGGGTCTGTCGAATTATTCGCAGACATGTATATATTTGAAACACTGACTAGATCCGTTACATTCAATGCGTCGTATCCACCCGAGGTCACATTTGGAGTATCTAATATAATCTGTTGTGCTGTCTGAAGAGTCTTTGTTTTTTGAGTTAAATATCTGCTCGATGGTGCAATGATATGAACGCTTAAACCAGAATTGCCTGAGCCTAGATGTAGCGTAACTGTTACTACTGAACCTCCGCCTGAAGAAGTTAATGTAGGTACTGCAGTTTGAGGTACGATGCTACCGTCTGAATTTTTAACAACAACGTATTCATTCTCATCGATTGAATAGAATATTTCATTGGCAATTGGAGTTAATGTTACATTGCCAGATCCATCTGCTGGATTTGGGTCATATCTCTTTTTAACTGAATAAGATGTATAAGATAATCCTGAAGTGAGAAGCGATTTACACACCGCGCGCGGTAACTGGAATAACATCGAGTTATTTCCACCAGCTAATAGTGGACTCGAGTCTACTGCAGTCGCTTGAAAAGCTGCACCGGTACCGTAAGAGCAATAAAATGTATGCGTTGAGGAGAAAGCATACGTTGAAAGCATCTGTAAATCAAACAGATATAGATTGTAAATAGCGCCGCTTCCACTTCCACTTACGTACTCGAGTGAACGCGCTCTCGCATAACCAATTGTAGTTGACGAGTTATTCTTAAGAGTTATCTTAGAAAAGGTATTGATGTCAGGTACACCAATAATGTTTGTAATAGCTACAAAGCTACCTACAGAAGCAATTAAAGATAATTCATGCGCCGAACTAACGTCACGAGCTTTATTTAGTGAAACGTACTTAGTATCTACTAATTCAATGCGATAGCCATCAACATAAGCCGTTGACTTTTCAATTCCGACTGCGACCTTTGCAGAACCAAACGTGGTCGCATCATTAGTACTTGCGGCGTCTCCGTTTGCAATGATCTGGTCAGTAGTTAGTAAACCACCATTAGTGCCGGTGTTTAAATACTCACGAAGGTTTAAGAGGAACGGATTGACGACAAAGTTTCCTGCTTCTTCAAAGGTTCTTTTGGCCATTGTGTCACCAATAGCGCTGTAAGGATTATTTGCAGGACTGTTTACAACACCATTTACAATGACTAAAAGCTGAATGATGTTAGCTTCTGTACGATCTGCAAAAGCTATTGGTTGCACGATCAGTTGAAGACTTATCGCGTAGCGATCTGCGCCTGGTGCGGCAAAGTTTGGTGCGCCTAAAGCATTGTCCGACAGTGTGATATCTTCAGTTGAGCTGACCACCTCTTCAGTGATCTTATAGACAATCCTAGCCGTTGGATTATTGCTGTATTTACTTAAAATGATTGACTGAGGCGCGGCGTATGCAAAATTACCCGAGATAAAGAAAGCGCCTTCAGTGACTGACACGTTAGCGCCATAACCAGTAGGAATATCATCCCCATTTGTTGGATCTACGCTTAATAAGTTCTTTACTTGTACTAAACGAACTGATTGTCCATTCGAACCGTCAGAAAGTAAGTATTCTCCTGGTGAAAATACCTTTGCTACGTTATCTGTTCCAGACGAGGTATACTTAACGAATATGGTTAATGGATCTCCAGAATTAGTTGCAGCAACGGCATTTACGACTTTAGCCGTAATTCCTGTAGTTTGTCCAGTGATGACTGATCCAACGAGATCACTGTAGTAGTTATCAGAAATGAGTGCAGTTCCATTGGTGATTCCACCTACGGTTGATCCAGAGTATGTAAAACTAGAATAAATCTTTATGTATGAATAAGCAGTATCTAAAGAAGCCTGACCACCTACGACTGGAGAACCATCCTTGAATATGTTACTACCAAAACGATCCAGTTGAGCCTGAATCGCAGTCTGCATCTGGGTTAATTCACGAGCCTGTACAGCACGACCTGGACGAAATAGCACGCGCAGATAGTTCTTCGATTTATCGAAGTCATCATAATAAGGAGAAGTGTTATAGGTCTTGATGGACATGTGATTATTCTATTTTTATAGTAGTATTAAAATTCGATGACTAACTTGATATTCTCTATCTGCGAAGCTGAACGATTGATTGGAGCGCGGTTCTCAAGGAAAAGCATTTTACCGCTGTAAGGCTGTACTTGAGGATTTATAAGACCACCAGAAGCCGCAATCGTACCTGTTCCACTCGTGAATCCAGTTATAGCTTCTCCTAAAGTAAAGTTGCCATAGCCTGTCTTATTATTTTGATGGTATTTGATTATATTAGCAGCACCGTCATAGGAATCAATAAATGCCTTTGTTCCTGAGCTACCACCCGTGATATAGTCACCAGTCGTAAAACCTGAACCAGAATCTAATTGTAGCGCTTTTAGTGTGGAATAAGTTGTTGCAGAACCAACTGTGCTCGTACCATACACATAAGGGTTCTTTATGATACCAATTTGACGGAAGCTGTTGTTGACGATGAAGTTACCAGAACCATCTGCATATAGTAAACTTACCTCGACTCCTGTAAAGAAGGCCCCGAGCTCACGAACTGGATCAGTCCCATGACCACCAGAGGGTGAGAGTACTGCTCTCGCCGTGGCACTAGATCCCGTGCTGTCAGTAATTGTTATGTAAGCATTATGATAAGGAGTCGTACCATTTGCAGTAACATTGATTGCGGTGATCACTCCACCAGAAACAACCGCTTGAGCGGTCGCTCCTGCGCCGTCTCCTTTAATTGTAATTGTAGGACTCGCAGAATAACCAGTACCACCGGACGTCACAACAGCGCGGTAGATCTTACCATTGTTGCCTGCCGAATTTTGCTGAATATTATATTTGGTTTGATCGTCAGCAGTAAGGTCTCCTATGCTACCGCCTGTAGGAATAACTACAGTCTTGACTGGAACATAAGTATTTGTAAGGAAGTTGTTTGCATCAATCGTACTGATTGAGAACATGTACTTCCAAGTGTAACCGTCACCTTCGGCGGTTGGATTAGTATTGGTCTGCGTAGGTTTGATAGTAGATGCACCAGCTCCAGCTAATATGCACTTATAGACCTTAAATTCGTCAGTAATGATGTAGAAAGACTTTGAATAGATTGTAGTGTCTACGTCATCCCAAGGCACATAAGTCGTGCCAGACGTCCAGTTAATTCGTGGAGTGAGGTTTATCACGTTTGATGACGTGATATGCTTCATAGCGATCATGTTTGTCCAAGCCTTGTCGATATCAACGATGTTATCGCTTGGGGTATCTGCCGCACTGTCCGAACTGATAGACAGACTATTGGACCACGCGTCAGACTTTCCGATGAACAGATAGACGCCATTCGAGGTGTTCGCTACGTCAGTAATGAAATTGACTGCGTTCTCGATTCTAAAGTTAGTTGTAATGATTGCTGGCATGTTGGTATCTTATTATAATTACTAGGTAAGTATGACGCCGAGTGAGGTATTGTTCCAAGTGTATGAATTATTTATAACGTCTGAGATGGTATAATCATCCCAAGGGTATAAAGTTATTTGAGTCTCGAAAGTAACTGTAGCGTATTGATAGACTGAGCATTGATCATAGAAATGGATCAATTCACTGTGATCAGTTCCTGAAGGAATTACGATAGACATACTATAACTCGATGAGTCATACGCAACATTTGTGACTCCAACGGTATCATAAAAGGTGTTTTGAGTGATGTTGTCTATACCGCCATTTGGCTGAATGATCAGAATCAATGGGTAGTCCAAGGACGTGATGATGCCGGGCTGCTCCAACGGCATCATTGATAATAGATTATTCGTGTATGGATTATAGTTTACTACCTCTGTCGGGTATAAAAGTATCAATATCTGACCAAAATATATGAATCCAGCCGGGTGAACCAGCTTCTTAAACGTGTCGTTCCATATCGTTATATTGTTGCCCGTATTGATCACGTACGAGAACTTTTGATAGTAATAGGAGTCTTGAAGTTTAATCGTATCTGAGAGAAACCCTAAGTTATTCGTATAAGCACCCTGAGAATAACCAGTCAGCGCTCCCATATCGTCATAGATAGGAGTACGATAGCTAGTGTCCCAGTTTCCTGACGATGGGATCAATAATACATTTTTTGGATAACTGATCGTAACCTCGTCACTGTATAAGATCTTGAAGAACAATGAGATAGACTCTTCAGAGCCTCTCATTGAGTAGTAACGAATTAAGTTCTTATATAGAGTTACTCTATCGGTCGTAATTGCGCGAGGAATCGATACCGCTATTTCAGTTTGAATCAGATTCAAGTAGTTGTTATCTACTGAATCGAGGTCTCTCGCTTGCTGAATAGTATTCAATGCAAACGACGCCTGACCATTTTGATTTAAATATGTGTAGTAGTCCTTAAGTAACTGAACTAAATTTAAGTTGTTTGGATTCTCAATGTTCTGGCGTATCTGCTCAGGTATCAATGACTCAACGCGCAGGTTCTCCTTGCTCTGCTTTCTAACGCTGGCTGTACTTTCGATAAGATACGTAGACATGTATTATATGTTAGTAGCTGGTGTCTGGTAGTTAATTGCGCCTGCTGAACCACTGACTGCGATAGTATCGATAGAACCAATGACGATTGTCTGAGTGAGATCAATCTCTAATAGCTGGTTCCTCTTTGGTGCGAGATCATTCGAGCTCGATGGAACCATGATTTGAATTGGTGTAGTAGTGTCCGGTCTAAATGATGAGATATTAATAATACCATTTGCTGAATCGATATTACCTACGTTATAAAGTATGACTGGTTTACCGTTTACTAACTTATAAACAAATACTGTACGATCGATTGAATTATTAATAGGTGAGTCTCCAAAGTAACAAGTAACTCCATTGATCAAGAACGAGCTTGAGGCAATCAATGAGTCAGTCGTATTCGAGATCATGATTGAAGCTGAATACTGAATGTTAAATGTGTTATTTACCGTATTCAATGGCGTGACTGTCTTATACATCTTTACGATCGCGTCTGAATTGATGATCGAGGAGTCAGAAGCGTCGATGGCTCTTAAGAACTCAGAGTAACGGAACACTCCTTGGAAGCTCTCTAGCTTATCGCTGTTGTATCTCGTGATTGTGTTACGAACGACCGACTGAAGATCGATTAAGCTTAAATCAGTCAAGTTAGGATTATACTTAAAGAATACTTGTAGCGTGATATACGTATAGTCAGGATCAACTATGATTGGAGTGATTGAAACTACATTCTTACCCTTCAAGATGTTTGAAGTAATATTATTCTTTTCAGCAGTAGTTAAAGCGGCAGCTCCAGTCGGTTTAATACAGATGTAAACCTTACCATAGTCAGGAATGACTGAGTCTTCCCCACCCCATACCGATATCGATTGGATGTTACCGACGCCCGCTAGAATTAAAGATCTATAATCGTCGGCAGTCACTGCACGATTTTGAGTGATATAAGACAGTGGTGCGTTGAAACGAATCGACTCAATACTTTCAGCGACCGCTCCGCCTGTCGAACTCGATACGACGCTTACGCTAATCGTGTTGTAGCCACCTATCGTATCGACTGCAGTGAAAGCGCTCGCGCCATTTGCAATAGTTCCATCGGTATAAATGTACTCAATTTCTACTATATTGTTGGCTTCCAATGCTTTACCAATGACTCCGTCTCCAAAGTATAACTCGTATTGACCCTGGTTGTTCTCTTGAGAGAAGTAGATCTGTGAGGTTGAACCAATACCTGAAAGAGTCACGAATGGTGTAAATATCGTATAACTGTCAGATTGTGTATTCGCTTTTACTCGGACTCTTACAGTCGTCATATCAACGTTCATATCAGGTATGACATACATCTGACGGATCACGGTTGGATCAACGACATAAAGCATGCGTTTGAGTATGCCTTGAGTGATCTTAACGTTATTAAAGCTGTAGCTATTTGACTGATTTGCAGCTTCCTGAGTATCCAATACGACAAAGGTGTATTGCTCGGAGTTTGTACTCGCCGTAAAACGAGTGCCACGCTGTAGATCTAGATACGCAGGAGGCGTTCCTGAAGCATTCACTGTTATGTTTACGACCGCACTGGAAGCCTTTAAAGATCTAGGTGTATACCCAAGGGTCTTGGCCGCCGATACAACATTACCTCTCAATTGCGCTGAGTTTAAGAACACCTCATTCAGCGACAGCTGAGCGATCATGGCGTTATAGTGCGTGTTATATGCCAAAATCGTCATCAATTGAGACAGACCCGCTCCTTCAAAGTTCCAATCATTATATGCACCACCTAATGACGAGAAATACTCGATCATATTGGTTTTTATCTGGTCATAATCCAAGTTGGTAACGTTAAATTGAGGCATAATAGAAAGATTTAATAGTGATTATTACCTGATCCTGAGTAAATATACATCCATATTGACGACCGAATGATTCAATGTAATAACTCGAAAACCTAGGGTTACTTGATACCTATTGTTGTCTGGTTGATCGTCGACCTCTACAACTAGTGAATCTACGCGAGGTTCATAGACGGAAATGACTCGAATAATAGCGTTTTTTAATGAATTTCGAGTAAATTTATCTACGGGTTCGAACAAAAGTGCCGTTAAATTAGACCCATACTCAGGATCGAATGGCCTTTCTGAAAAGCTTGTAAGGATTAAGTTCTTTACTGAGTTCTTGACCGCAGCTATGTCATAAAATGGCACGATATCACGAGTCGAGGGGTTTATGTCCAAAGACATATCCAAATCCGAATATGGCTTCTGTTTTGACACGACCGCAGACACTCGATTTCTGACATTGTAATCTGATAGTGCGACGCTCATTTATGGGTAATAATACTCTATTTATAAGTATTTTATTGACTTCTGTTGTCAGAATAGTACCAATATCTCTTTACGGTATCTTTGTTTAAATCTACGATTTTCTCAGTTAATACGATGTATCGAACAAACAAAGCGAAATTAGTATCTTCCACAAAAGACTTTCTTTTGGCGTCAAAGGCGCTTTGAGTAATTTGTCCATTAATAAGTTTTTGATAGTAATAGAACCAATATACCACGTTTGGTTCTGCATAGTTATAGTTTACGCACGGCTGTCTTGCCTTGTTATAAGCATCTCTTAACTGCAAATCCGCTGGTGTCAATAGACCTGCGTCGTTAAGCTGTTTGGAATTTTTTCCATATTTCTTGATCTTTGCAAATAGCGGAGCTGCATCTATCAGCGCCTTCTGAAACGCTTTAACAAGACTATCCTTTTGAGCGTGAAGAGGGTCCCAAACTTGTTTTTCAACTGGCGTATATAAATTCTGTGCAAAATCAGTAATAACTTGATATTTTTCAGAACTATTACCAGTACTGACTGCCTGAGTATTATCAATGACTGTTGCCACTAGAGGCGACGCAGCGATAGGAGCAATATTCGGAGTGTAAGACACTGGTGCGAGCTGCACCACTGCATTTGTTACAGGATTAATATTTAGGTTTGGTATGCTTCCACAGATATCTAATCCATTACCAGAACTAATCGAATTATTGATAGTGGCAAGAATTGACTGCAACTGAGCGTTTGGTATCATTGATCCCCAACGATTTGCAAAGGAAAGGATCGACTCAGGCGAATAATGTGAAGCTTGAAGAGATGCAATGTCGTTCTGTAAAGAATAAAGTAACTCTTGTTTCTGCTGAAGCTGAGAGAGTAAGCCTTGTGCTTGTGGTATCTGAGACGCCAGGGCTAAAAGACCTGCTTTCTTATTAGCCAATAGACCCATGATATTGGATCGAATGTTATCCAATTGCGCGAGTGTTTCATTTTGACCGCAGGTTAAATTAACGACAGGTAAGCCAGGTATGCCAGGCAGTGTTGGCAGCGTTGGTATGACCGATGACCCTGAAGATAATCCACTTAAGCTTGAGAGTCCTGATATCGCGCTCGTCAGGCTAGGACCCGCTCCAGCAAGACTCGATAGACTAGGCGTGGGTGGTTTTAACAAGCTCGTAAAATCAGGCAAAGAGGCACTCGAAGGCAGTGTAGATAAACCTGGCAAGGTCGTAACACTCGAGATTGTAGGTATTATTAAAGACATATTATTATTATTACAGTATGACTTGACCCGAAGGTGAGAGCACGACGTTTCCACCGCCAGCTACTACTGTCGCTTGACCGCCAGACGACCCGATCGTGGCATTTCCACTCGATTCAATACTCATCGTTCCGCTTGCGGAAGTTGTAAGACTTCCACCGAATGTCTCCGTCACGCCTCCGACGGTCGTAATGGCGAGAGTGCTACCGTAGTGTTGAGTAACTGCTTGATCAGCAGATATTAGTAGCGTGTTTGTCGTCTCAATGGACATATCTAGGCTCGATACGAGTATTAAGTGACCACTCGTCGTAACTTCTAGGTGGCTACCAACGTACTGTTGGAAAGTACCCAGTGTTATGTTACTGACGTTACCTGATACCATGACACTATCGTTCTTACCAATCGTTTCAGACTTGTTACCATCTCGTATGACAGTCGTATCACCACCGACCCTTGAGACTCTATTTGCTTTCACGTTTGAAGCCATGTCCTGACCGATCTCGGTTTGATCTGACAATCCAACTTTTGATTGTCTAGAACCCTTGATGTATTCGGTCTTATTGCCTTCCACCTCAAGGAAGTAATTACCCTTGACCAGCTGCCTAAAGTCTCCATCCACTGTTAGATTCGCATTTCCTTTAATGTAGATGTTGTCATCACTGAGCACTACTTGATAGTTTTTACCCACGATCGTGGTTGTCTTATTGCCTATCGCATCTATTTCAGTGTAAGTTCCAGACTTATGCATCTCGAACAGGCGCTCGTAGCCAGGAGTATCGTCTATTTCTTTCACGTGCCCTGATTCCGAGTGAAATACTTGATTCTTTGGATACACTGGATTTACGACTTTAGAGACATCCCAATTACTCCATGTCTGTCTCGTGTAATAAGAATCAGGGTTATCGACAGCAACTGAAGATACTTTAGGTGGAATCGCAGTCTCAATCTTCGTTTGCTTTAAGTCGTTCCTTAGCACATAACTCGTCGCATTCTTAAAGGAGATCGTAGCCTCAGTCGGTGTGTCAATTTGTCCAGGATTCTTTGGATTCGCGTTATCTGGATCCGAGAAACCTCTCGTTGGATCTCCGCCTGTCGATATCGATGGAATCGTACCTAACACGATCGGATCCTGTGCAGAAGGACCATCGCGGAAGAACCCGATCACCCATGACCCTTGAAGAATGCCTGTCGCAGATGTTCCGACTCCTGACATGGATGCCGAAGTAATCGGCGTCATAACTAGCGCCCAAGGTAAGGAAGCAGTCGGTATCTGAGACTTATCGTCAATATGGTAACCAAAACAACGTACTCTAATACGACCCATCTGTTGAGGATCGATGATATCCTCCACGACTCCAGTGAACCAAGAGAATTGGCCGCCTATGAATTGATCGAAAGAGTTATTGTTCATGATGTAACTACTGATAGATCAAACGATAGTGAATCTTTCTTTACTTTTAGATCCACCGTGTACTCTTCAGCAAAGTTATGAACCACCGATGTAACTAAGTAATTACCTGAGAAGAATATATCTTTCTTTAGGTCGCCCTTGGCATTGGAGTTCTTTGTTTTGACCTGTGGATCGATCGAAGGTGGCAATTTAAGACTTATGACACTGCCTGAGACTAGCTGAAAGTCGCCTGCCAGTGTTACATCGTGAGTCAGCGTCTCAAGATTTTCTGTATAACACTGAGCCTTATTGATAGAAGTCGCCGTAGTTGCCGAGTTATAGTTATTTGCTTTATCAAAGGACATACTATTCGTGGATATGTAATTGACTTTTGAGTTTGGATAACCCGCGAGTGTGTCCGACGTGTTCTCTGGTTTAAAGGATGGTGACAGCACCGAGAACTTATCAATCACCGTCATTTTTGAGAACGTATCGCTATAATTAAAGTTTTGTTGTAACAACGACTTGGTCGATAGGTCTAAGTACTGAGTCTTGGAAGCAAATGCACCATTTTTGGCTGAAATGTATTTGGACATCTTCAATTCAGACGCAATCGAAAGGATCCTTTTAGACCTCTCCTCGTACGCCGATTGCGCGTCCGTCTTACCATCTTGGACATACTCATAGAACTTGGCGTCAATGTACTCTTTGTATGATTCTTGAGAAATCATGTCCGTTTGACTTTGGATATGAATCGTGCCATCCAAGGTCTGAAAACAGTAGTAAGGACTGCCAGTCGAATCAAATGACCTTCTTAATGCCCAGCTGATTGCATCTAAAGGACTTAAATTTGGTACAATGAACGTAATAATAGGAGAAGCAGAAGCAGAAGCATTAATAGAATCTGTAGATACATTGAGATCTTGAGTTAAGACTTGTTGAACAAAATCATTAATGTTTCCTGAGAACGCTCGGGAAATCTTCTTCAAGTTTGATATAAAGGCGTGTTCTGTGACGCCTCTGATGGTATAAACCTGCAATCGAGTATCATACTTACCAAGCAGAGGATACTCACTAACATAAAAATTGAGATCTATTGTGACTTGATCGTTTGATCCAAACTCGGCTCTAGCGAGGACTACATTAATGACCTCTTGACCCGTTAACTGTAGTTCTTCTATGAGGTTCAGTGGATCTTTTACATTCATGCTCAATACGAGAGCAGAACGATATACACTCTCAGTGATCGTAAAATCGGTCACTAGTGCCTTTATATCATTCTGCTTTCCAGCGTGGTTAGTGATAGTAACTTGCTGGAGAGAATACGACGTAGGCACTAATGCCTGCGAAGTATTGACTGAGATGTTTGAGATATTAGCCATTTAGTTTTTTACTGAATGACTGAGCAAAATCATAGATTTCAGTAGGACGGACTACGCGAATAGTAGAACGCGCGTCATTCAATGAGTTTTCATACTCCTCATT